ATGAGAAAGAACATATGTGATATAAAATGCAACAAAAAAGATATATGTGAAAGATATAAAAAATGTAAAATATTAGGCGTAAAAATAACTAACTGTTATAAAGACAAAAAAATATTATATCTGAGCGAATATGACATTCATTAAAGCAGTATTAGGATTACAAGGGTGCGGTAAAACCATGTACATGACCGCACAAGCACTAATATGGCATAAAAAAGGAACACCCATCTATTCAAACTACCACCTAAAAACAATACCCTACACACCCATAACAAGCATAGAAGACTGCAACAAAATGCGAAACGGAGTAGCACTACTAGATGAATTCTACCACTGGGTATTCGCCAGAAGTAGCATGACAAAAGTAAACAAAGAAATGGTAAACATCCTGACAATGAACAGAAAAAGAAATATGTCAATTTATTACTCAGCACAACTTTATAGAACAATAGATGTAATAATCAGAGATCTAACAAACAGATTTATATACCCAGAAATAAAAATAAACAATGAAAAAAAATATATCTACTATAAAGAATATGATCTGCTAGGGAGAAAAAAATGCTACAAAAGATTAAGACATGACACAGAATATTATGGAGAATTATATGATACTAACCAAGAAATAAAAAATCTTGACGAAAGCAATAGTTTTTCTGATAATGGCAAACCATTGGAAGACCAGTTTTTTAATTATATGAAAAGAAAAAAAAATATTCTTGTGATCAGAATCCCTAATTCAGGCCAGTATAGTCGGTTACCTTATGATTTTATTGTATTCTATAATGGTGTTGTTTATTGTGTTGATGTAAAGTCGGTTAGAAGCAGAGGTAGAATTACAACTAATTGGATCACAAAAGGTAATGATATAGAAGATAAAGTTAAAGTTGCCAAAGATTTTAATTGTATGCCTTTTTGGGCGGTATTCTTTTCCCAAAGGTGGCATTTTATCAATTTGACTGACATTAACAATTTTAACTATCTGAAATATGTTAAAGATACTCCTGTTGTTGGTAAGTTAAAAATGGATAACGTGTTTTCCTGTTTTCCAATATAAAATTGTATTCTCAAAAACATTTATATACTAGAACATTAAAAAACGATGTATTAGACGTAAAAACGTATATATTATTCTACTTAACATAACATAATATATATATATAATATATACCATAACATCTTTTTGGAAGTGGAAAAATATGGAGAAAATAAGAACAACTATCTATATTGATAAAAAATTAATGGAATTAGCACACACAGAAATAGATAACATAAGCGAACTAATAACTACTTTGCTTGAAAGCTATCTTTCTGTAAATTCAACAGAATGTATAGAAAAAGAAATAACAGAGCATGAAAAAATAATAAACACTCTTAAACTAAGAAAAAATAATATGTTAAAAGATGGATCATATAATGATAAAAAAGAGGGGATGGCAACAGAGATAAATAAAGAATTTCAAAATCTTTATATTAAAAGACGGGAGCAAATCGGAAACAATGAGGAACTTGATCTAGTGTGGCTTATGTCCCCTAAGAATATACAGAGATGTAAACTTATAAATAAACCGCCATTGATTCTTGCTAGAGAACTTAGGGACTGGTATACTAATTATTTGGTAACTACTCAAAAATGAGTAACATTTATTAACTTCTTAACTATTCTTTCTTTTTGCAGGTGAAAAAAGAAAAATGGATGCAACACGTGTAATAATGGGAGCAATCTCAATAATTATAGGTTTAGTATTAGTTCCAGTTCTCGGAGGTTTTATCTTTAACGCCAAAGCAAACAGTTCAATAGCTTCAATAGCAGGTCTAACAAGTGTTATTGATCTTATCGCTTACGGGTTTGTTTTCGGTCTAGTAGGTCTTGGAGTAGGCATGATCGTAATGGGATTCAGAAGTAAATAAAATCCATTTTGATTTAGATAAAATGGAAATAAAAACAATGATAATAGGAGCAATTGCTTTAATTATCGGTGTAGTTCTTCTGCCAGTTGTTGGTAACTTTGTCGGTCTTGCCAAATCTAATGATACAATGGCTAATATTTCTGGAATGACAAGCGTTCTTAATCTAGTGGCTTATGGTTTCACCTTTGGGCTTGTCGGTTTAGGCATTGGTATGCTTATTATCGGCTTTAGAGCAAAATAGAAGGAATTATGATCACCAATGAAAAAAAAATCTCTAATTAAAATCTTTTTTATTTTTTTTATATGTGCGTTTAATCTTTCTCTTTTTTATTCAGATACAGTAAAAGCAACAACTTATACAACTGATTTTGAGGATGGAGTTCCAGGTAATTCTTATACTTGGACAGGTTATATGTCAGCTACTTCTAAAAGAAGCGGTGCTGAATTTCAAATAATGGCAACTACTCCTTATAGTGGCCTTCTTGATTTTCATTGCCATGCTAGTACAGGTCATTGGAATTTGACAAGAACGGATTATTTAACAGGCGTCAGTTTTATGACTGTAATAGGCATTAGTGATTTTTTTGTTTGTTATAATCAAACACAGTATTTAAGAGGAGATATTGATTTAAGTGATGTTGTTGCAGATGGAGATTATATAATAGGTTTTTATTATGATGGTGCTAATATAAAATATTATAATTATGTTAATGTTGCAACAAATTTCGGTAGTTTGGCTACAGGTCATAATAAAATGTCTTTTTCTATAAATGGCGTTAGTAGTGTTACTTATTCATATAATAATATTAGTGTTGTTGGCACTCCTAGAAATGTTACTGCTTTAAATTCAGGTTATAAAATAGATAGGATATATATTGATTCTACTCAAGCTTTTGAAATTGATGATTTAAGTTTAACTTATAGTTCAAGTAATTATAGTCATGGGACAGGGGGCGGAACTTCTTGCGGTGAAACACCCGATGGTCTTTTATGTAGAGGAACTATTTTATCAAATTATTATGTTGATGGTAATGTACGTCATTATCTTTTACAACAAAATCTTATACCTATGAATTCTACTGTTTATTATCTTGATGTGGATGTTGGTACTCAATATAATAAAGATAGTGTTTTGACTAATTATATAGCATATTTAGGCATTGGAGATAATTTTCTTAATGCACAATATACAAGTGTTGGTAATCCATCTTGTGTTTTTGAAAGAAACGGAGATACTGTTTTCAGATGGTATTATAGTACAGGTTTTAAAACTATAAAAGATAAACAATTTATTATCGCCCTTTATCATGCAATAGACAATGCTGGTGGTTTTTCATGGGAGATAGGAACGGGACAACAAGGACAGGATTTAGACGGAGATAATCATCGTGGTTTATTTTCTTCTGTTAATTTAAATGATAATAATGTTCTTGTTGTTGGTGGTGGAGAGGGTGTAGATTTATCTTATAATTTATGGTATTATCAACAACCATCTGATGACCAACCATCATATAGTAGTGATACTCTCTCAATATATGGAAATCAGGAGCAAACACTCCCTAATGGGACTAAGCTTTTTCATCTGCATGGTTGCGAAGATGGAACAGTCAGGATAACTTATTTTATTTCACAAGCCACCATGAGTGCAGGTGCTTATCTTAAAATATATTATGATTCCGCAGGTAATCTTGAGGTTGGGCAACAGCAGGGTTTCGGGACTACACTTCTTAATAAATATAGTTTCACAATGGGTTTTGTCCCATCAGCAGTGGGTAATTATCATGTGGCGATCAACACTAGCACTATGAACACTGTTAATGCTAGTTTCTATGTGGATGTTGCACAGGATAGCACACTTCAGGTTTATTCCTCTCCTAATCCATCTTATGGTGTATCCTCTTTTAACATAAATTATACTTATACACATCCTCGTGGCTGGAGTGGTGCATTAGGTCTTGCTAAAACCCCTAATATACTCACTAGGGAAGATTGCGTTATGTTCTGGGATAACATAAGCAGTGGAAGTAGTGGAAGCCGTCAATATACTCCTTATGATATAACAACTTATTATGCTATTCTTTTTGTTGCTATTAATGATAGTATCTATAATTATGCACCTTATAGTTGTGCTCACACACATCTTGTTTATTTAGATATGTATTATCTTTCACAGATCTCTGCTAACCCCTCTGTTGTACTGTTATCAGAGGATGTCAGCACTCAAACACCTGTTAATATTTGTTGGAAACACTCCAATGTTGGTGCAGGTATTGTTTTGAAAATAAATGATATTATTGCTTTTGACAAAAACAGTGGTATTGGAAATTTTAACACAGGTTGCATTAATTATTATCCGACTAGTGCAGGATCTAAAGAAGTCAAAATGATGATCGATGATATAGTTCTTGCTTGTTGTTATTTCAATGTTTCCCTATCTCCAGAGGAAGTAATAGTTACTCCTCTTTTACCACCTTTCCCCCCAGAGATGGGTGCATTAGTTGGTGTAGTGGTCATTGCTTGTTTTACTCTGCTTCCGCTTCTTATAGCAGTTATGATAAATCGTAACAGCAGTACAGATATTAGTGTCCATCCATTGGTTTATGCTTTTTTCATGGTTATAGGGCTTATTTTAACTGTTCAGCTTGGTCTTTTTGAAATGTGGGTGCTTTTCTTTATTATTTTTATTATCATCCTTATTATTGCGGTGTTATGGTTATCTAAAAGCAAGGATGGTTAAACCCTATGGTTTTCAATGTTGATTACGATAGCAATAAAGGTTTCAAAATGATGATTTTTTTATTGATAATACTTATTTTTATGTTTACAGCTGAATATCTTGTTATGTATGCACAAGGCGAAAACGAGAACGCTAAACTTAATTATATAACAGGTGGGCGTATGAGTTCTATTTTTGAGGGACACTGGGAAGGTTATCTTTCTACAACTATGTTTCAAGAGCCAAATGGAAACTGGGTATATAGCAGTATGAAATATTATTGGGTTGTTAATAATTCTAAAGCTCGTTATGGTCCTTATGGTTTGGATAGTTATAGACAGATAACAGATGATATGGCAAATCATCCTGAAAAAGTGCCTTTTGAAGCAACTACAAAAGATAATTTTACTCTTATTGATGCTCTTGGTTTTCTTTGGAATATGCTAACTTTTAGCATTGTGCCTTTTCCTTTTAATATAATCCCTGCAGTTTTATCTACTATTATGATGATGTTTGTAGGATATTTCATAATTGCTCTTGCTAGTGGCTTTATGCCCAGTTGGTTATGA